GCCATCATCGATGCTGACATTATCTGCTACCGAGTAGGTTTCGCTAGTGATGACGTTGATGAGGCTATCTGTTTGGCTCGTGTGACTCACTTGATCCATGAGATTGTCTTCGATGACCTGAAGTGTGATGACTACAAAGCTTACATTACAGGCAAGACAAACTTCAGGAATGAGATAGCAGTCACCGAGCCTTACAAAGGTAACCGCAAGGATGCTAAGAGGCCAGTGCATTATCAAGCTATTCGACACCATCTCCAGCGCTTAGGTGCTGAGCTAGTTGAAGGTTCAGAGGCAGATGATGCAGTGGCTACTGAGGCTACTAAGACAGGCGGATGGATTGTCTCCATTGACAAAGACCTAGATCAAGTTGCAGGTTGGCATTACAACTTTGTGAAGCGAGAAGAATACTACGTTACTGAAGAAGAAGGCCTTCGTAACTTATTCATTCAGGTGCTCACAGGGGACCGTACTGACAACATCATTGGCTTGAAAGGCATTGGACCTGTGAAGGCTGAGAAGCTTTTAAAGGATTGTAAAACTGAAAGGGAATACTATGACGCTTGTCTCAAAGCTTACGATGGTAATCAACTTCGTGTCGATGAAAACTTAAACCTTCTATGGCTACGAAGAGAACCCAACCAAGTGTGCCCTTATCTTTCTATCTCGTGGGATGTCACTGGACAGTAAAGTACATTGAGGATCTGACTGAGTACGGTACTTGTGACTGTTCAACTCAGACGATCCGATTGAGGGCAGGTATGAACAAGACATTCACTGAACAAACCTTCTGCCATGAACTCGTTCACGCTATTATGTTCTCCATGGGACATACTAACCACGATGAGATCTTCGTAGATGCCTTCGGTGCTTTGTTACATCAGTATGAAAGGACTAAGTTATGAAAGATCCTGCTTTTCCAAGCACTCAATATGCGAATGGAATTAGTCCTTCTGGACATTCTGAAGGAATGACATTACGTGACTACTTTGCTGCTAAGGTTATGCAAGGGGTTGTGTCAAACGGTCTTCCTCTTACATCAGCATATCCGCTTATTGCTGTGCGTGTGTATGAGATGGCAGATGCTATGTTGAAGGCTCGTGATGGTAACTCGTAAGACAACAAGTTCAACAAGGGCTAATGCTCTGAAGCATGGGTGGCGTAGCGGCTTAGAAGAGAAGGTTGCTAACGCTCTCACTGAGGCAGGGATTCCCTTCACCTATGAGAAGACCAAAGTTAAGTACATCAAGCCAGCGAGTGAACATCAATATACTCCTGACTTTGTACTTGACAACGGCATCATCATTGAAACCAAAGGGCTGTTCACAGCGATTGATCGTCAGAAGCACATTCTGGTTAAACGACAACATCCTAACTTAGACATTCGTTTTGTCTTCTCCAATTCAAAGCAACGTCTGAGTAAAGCATCACGTACAACCTACGCTATGTGGTGTGTTAAGAACGGTTTCCAGTACGCTGATAAGACAATCCCCCAAGATTGGATTCTTGAACGTAGACGAAAGGTAAGCAATGGTGAAAGAATTAACACAATCGGATGTTAAAAACATTTTTGAATATGTTGATGGTGAATTGCGGTGGAAAAATCCAAAAACTAATCGATTAAAGAAAGGCGATGTGGCAGGTACATTTAAGGACGGCTATAGGCGTATAAGTCTAGACTACACTTTACATTACGCTCATCGTTTAATTTGGCTTTATCATTATGGTGTTGCCCCTAATGGGATGCTAGACCACATTGATATGAATAGGTCTAACAATCGAATCGAGAACTTGAGGGAGGTAACACCAACGCAGAATAGCATGAACAGGTTAAAAAATAAATCAAACAAGTCAGGATTTAAAGGCGTCAGCTTTCACGAAAAAACAAAAAAGTGGCGTGCTTCTTGTGCAGTTAATGGCAAACAGAAGTATCTTGGTCTTTATGATCTGCCTGAAGAGGCGTATGCGGCTTATGTCAAAGAGGTTTCTAAGCATCATGGAGAATACGGTAGAATTTAACGAACGACGAAGGAGTGTTCACGATGGACGTAGAATTACTGAAGGAGAATGACGACGGTAGTGCAGACTACCATGTCAATCTAAGTAATGAAGAACAAGCACAGCTCTTTCGCTTTGCCTTCATTGAGATGCTTAAACGAGGAATGGAAGAAGGAAAGAAACATGACCCAAGTGAGTTTAGTGTGGACGACACCAGATGCGGAGAACCTAGTTGCGCGTATGGCCCGTGTGTCAAATCCGGCAAATCAGGACAACCCTGCTACTGCTCCGAAACTACTCAAGTACCTTATTAAGAATAAGCACTGGAGTCCATTTGAGATGGTTAACGTCTGTATGGAGATTGAAACTACTCGTGATATAGCTCGTCAGATCTTACGTCACCGTAGCTTCTCCTTCCAAGAGTTCTCACAGCGTTACGCAGTCTCTGAAGGCTTCGTACAGGACTCTCAGGCTCGATTACAGGACACTAAGAACCGACAGAACAGCTTGTACTCTGATGACATCAGCTTACAGAACTGGTTTGAAGGTGCTCAGCGTCGTTTAATCACAGAAGCTAAGTTCTTGTATTCAAGTGCTCTCGATAAAGGTATCGCTAAGGAGTGTGCCCGTGTGTTCCTCCCTGAGGGTCTAACGATGTCTAAGATGTACATGCAGGGCACTCTACGTTCTTGGCTTCATTATGTGGATATTCGCACTGATGTAGCCACTCAGAAAGAACACAGGGATGTTGCTTTACAATGTGCTAAAATTCTTGAAGAACATTTTCCTAGCGTCATGGAGGCTTTCAATGAAACCAGACAAGCAGTGGTTTGACCTTTTAAAAACACACTTAAAGTATGATGCTGAAAGTGGTGTATTTATCTGGAAAACACGGAGTAAAGATTTAGCAGGTACAGTTAACGCTGGCGGCTATGTTCAAATCCGTTTCCAAGGTAAGATTTACTACGCTCACCGTCTTGCTTGGTTGTTTGTTCATGGTGTTTGGCCTACAAATGAGATCAACCATAAGAACGGTAATAAGTTAGACAATCGAGTGGAGAATCTTGAAGATGTTGAACATCATCTGAATTTGTCCTTGAGACATAAAGTAGTCGGTGTTCGTCAACGGGATGGTAAGTTCTATGCTCGTGTCTGCAAGAACAAGAAAGAGTTTCAGGAAGGCCCGTTTGATAATATTGACGCAGCCCATGAAGCTTATTTTAGACTTCGGAAGGAGGTACTAAGTGGCGAAGCTAGTAGTTCACTATAAACCTCCCCCCTTTCATCCTGATTGGACTGATGGGTGTTATAAGGTCTTTGTAACTGACCATCCTCGATTAGGGTGTAGAATGATACAGACATCTAAGGTAATCAAGGACTACGGAAACGGAATCTTTGAGACACAATGGGTGGTGTATCATCCAGTAGACGGAGACTTCAATGACACTTAAACCGCTAACGCTCGACGAATACTTTCATTTGATAATCAAACCAACACAGAAGGAAACAACTATGTTTGAAAAGACTAAAATGTTCTTCAATGAACAGATTGAGAAGATTAACTCACTGCTTACTAAGCCTACTGCATTCGTAGAAGAAGACCCTGCTTTGTATGAAGATGGTTATTGGGCTTTTGAGATGTACACACCTGAGTACACTTGTGACGGTGAATTTGAACCTAAACAACATGATTGTATTATCGAACCTAGTGACACCACTTGGATGGAGACTCTAGATCAGATCTTGGATGTCATGGGTAAGCACTATGGCTACAACATCAAAGAGCAGGTGTACTACTCAGTTACCTTCCCTTTGAACAAAGAAGGCCATGCTGGATACGGACGTAGCTTGAATGATGAGATCTTACAGAAGATTCTGTTAGCTTATCCTGAAGTCTATGAGCTGGATACATCTTTTAACTGGAAGCCTCTGTAATGCGTATCCTCTGTATACCAGACACACAATGTAAGCCTGAGGCAGCTCAGGAGCATCTAACATGGGCAGGGAAAGCAATTTGTGAGTACCGTCCTGATGTTGTTGTTCACCTAGGTGACCATTGGGACTTCCCTAGTCTCAGCAGCCACGACAAAGCAGGTAGCAAGTACTTTGAAGGTAAGCGCTACCTAGCTGACGTTG